GGAGATGCAAGCATTGACCATGCTCATTTATCTAATGACTGTATAGACGGAGATAATATTCAAGATGATGTTATAAACTCAGAGCATATAGCAGCTGGTGCAGTAGATCTAGAACACATGTCAGCTAATTCAGTTGACAGTGATCAGTATGTAGACGGTAGTATCGACCTTGCTCATATGTCAGCTAACTCAGTTGACAGTGACCAATACGTTGACGGTAGTATTGATCATGTACACCTTTCTAATGACTGTATAGATGGAGATAATATTCAGGATGATGTAATCAACTCTGAGCATTATGCAGCTGATTCTATCGATGCTGAACATTATGCACCGGGTTCTGTAGATGCTACAGCTATAGCAGATAATGCTGTAACTACAACTAGAATAAATGACGATGCTGTTACTTATGCAAAAATACAGGATGTTTCAGCTACTAATAGAATATTAGGTAGAGACTCATCTGGTGCTGGTATTATAGAAGAGATAGCTCCAAGTGCAGTACGTACTATGATTAACGTAGAAGATGGAGCTACCGCTGATCAGACTGGTGCTGAAGTACTAGCTTTAATCAATAGTAGTGACATATATACATCTTCTAAAATTGGTAGAGATGCGGGAGATTACATAACTTTCACCACAGACACTCAAATGGATGTCTATGTAAATGGTAATAACGAATTTAGATTTGAAGCTGACGGTGACTTCCATGCAGATGGAGACGTTATAGCTTACTCAACAACTACTGCATCTGATAGAAGACTAAAGGAAAATATTGAAGTAGTACCTAAAGCACTAGACAAAGTACAGCTACTGAATGGTGTAACCTTTGATTGGAAGAAGAATGGGGAAAAAAGTGCTGGTGTTATAGCTCAGGAAGTACTAGAAGTATTACCAGAAGCTGTGAAAGAAGTAACTCCATTAGCAGGTGGTGATAATTATTTAACAGTTAACTATCATGCTTTGACTTCAATTCTTATTGAGTCTATTAAAGAACTTAAAACTGAACTAGAAGAGTTAAAAGGAGGTAACTAATGGCTTGTCCCAGTAGTGGTCAAATAAAAATTCAAGACATAGTTGATGAGTTTGGGGGATCTGCCCCTCACTCATTAAGTGAATACTATAGAGATGGTGGGGAAGTTCCTGGAAATAATACTAACGTACCTACATCAGGTGCTATATCCTTAAGTAATTTTTATGATGCTGTTAATGAAATACAAATAACTATATCTAGTGGAACTACAAACTACTCCTGTTCAACTCAATTTGGTAGTAACTGGACTTCAACAGTACCTAAACGTCTCATCATTAATAGTGGTGTAGTTATAGGTGGTACTGGTTCTAGCCCTGCTCTAACTATTGAAGGAAGCATGGCAGGTACACTAATAGTTGAAAACGCTGGAACTATAAGAGGTTTTGGTGGAGCTGCTAATGGTGGTGAAGGTGGAGATGCAATTCTTGTCTCTACTAACTCACCTTCTAATATCACTATAAATAATCAAAGCCAAGGCTCAATCCAAGCTGGAGGAGGCGGAGGCGGTGCCGGTGGTGAAGGCGGAGAAGGTGGAAACGGTGGACAAGGCGGAGAAGGCGGAAATGGTGGAAACGGTGGCGGTGGTACATACACAAATAACCATGGATATGTAAGCCGTACTTTAGAACAATTGGGAGCTGGAAACCATGGACCTCACTCTCAGGTTTGCCCGAATGTAGGCTTAGGTAGCTGCACAGGAACACTTGGTTATCAGAACAATAATACTCAGATGGAAAATAACCCAGCTTGGTGTACTAACTGTGCAACTACTGGCTCAAGTTCTGGAGGCAGTGGTGGTGCTGGAGGAACAACAAGATCTGGTGGAACTGGTGGATCTGGCGGTGCCAATGGCGGTAATGGAGGAGTAGGAGCTGGTTATCAAGTTTCTGCTGGTTCAGGTGCGGCTGGTACTGAGGGTGCTGGTGGTACATCAGGTCAAGGTTCAACTGGTGGATCTGGAGGAACTTCTGGTGGAACAAATGCTGGAAACGGTGGATCTGGTGGATCTTCAGGAGCTGGCGGAAACGGTGGAGCTGCTGGAGACGGTGGTGAAGGTGGAGACGGTGGTGGCTACGGTCAAGCTGGACAAGACGGAGCTGCTGGAGCTACTGGAGCTAGTGGTCAAAATGGTACTAATGGTCAATCTGGTCAAAGCGGTCAGAATGGCAATGCATCTAATGGTACTGGTGGTCAAGGTGGATCAAATGGTACTAGCGGTCAAGGTGGATCATCTGGTACTGCCGGAGCTGAAGGTGGTTTAGCAGGATACTACATTGCAAACCCTTCTTATGCAACTTTAAACAACCAAGGAACAGTTCAAGGAAGAAACTAAATTCTTATGAAATACGAAATTAAAAAAGTAGAAAAAAACTACTTAGATGTTGAATATGAAGATGGTGCAGCAGCTACGATCCAATTCGTAAAGAGTGACACTAAAGAAAGTATTCAAACTAAAATAAAGCAGTTCGCAACTAAGGAAGAATATTCTGATGCAAGTTCTGTACCACTTAAAGTTGGCGATACTGGTGATACTAGTACAGAAGATGAAGGTCCGATATGGACTTATGGATCAGCTCGGGCGCAAAATTACCCTCCTCGGGGAGATCAGTTAGATGCTCTATATTGGGGCAGAAAAGGAGATTCTTCACATCAAACTAAAATTGATGAGGCTATTGCGGATACAAAAACTAAATGGCCGAAGACTTTAGGTAACATGACTCAAGCCGAGTATGATGCTAAAGTAAAAGAACTTTATGGCTAAAACAGCAGAGGAGAAAAAAGAAATATGTTATTCTTGTAAATACTACAGGGAAAACATAAGACAATGTGCCCTCTGTAAATGTTTTATAGATCTGAAAGTACTTACACCATCTCACTGCCCGATTGATAAATGGTAAAACCTATACTCTCAGATGTTATATTAGCCCCACCATACCTACTAACAGTTATACCTTTTAATAAAATCTATTGGAGTATGAAACACCATATAGAGTATATAAGGGATAAGAATTGTAGATGTTGTGGTGGGTTAAGATATGAAAAAGCTGATATAAGATTTCCAGGAATAGTTAGACCTTATCCTAAAAACTCTTATGGAGAAGAATGGATAACTATAGATGGATGTCATCGTATTCAGAAAATGTTAGATCAAGGGATTAATGAAGGTTTATTTTTTATAATAGATGGAACTAATAGCACCTCAAATACCTAAACCTTTATATATCCCTCAAATATATTTTGAACCACCTTCAGCAAGGATTCCATCCTTTAAGCCTATGGTAATACCTCCGGCTGATTTAGAACGTCCTGAAGAAACTAAAGCGGAAGAGACTACAGAAGAACCTGTAGCACCTACTCTAAAGATTCCTGTATTGGATATTAAAATGCCAATACCGGAAACTGCAGTAGTAGTTACGGCTGTAACAACAGCTGTCATAGCAGTAACAACAACCACTGTTACTCAATCTTTATTTGAACCAATCAAAAAGAAAGTTCAAAAGCAACTACAAGCTAAAGTTAATAAATGGAAGGAAAACCAGAAGAAAAAAAAGGACTCATCAAAAAACTCAAAGACGGAATAGAAGATCAAGAACAACAGATTCAGATCCTCGGTACGTTCGTCAGATTGGGTGTTGTGGTGTGGTCAGGATTTATCATAACTTTAAACTATGTGGAACTACCTATGGTTAAGAAATCCGGTAACTCAGATATCACGTTCGTGGCAAGTGTGTTTACGGGAGCTCTGGCCACTTTTGGCTTGTCTACTGGTAATAGTAAAGATAAAGGTAAACCAATAAACTGTCCTATGGCAACAAAGAAAAAGGAAGAATGAAGAAATGGCTTTTACTCTTCCTACTGGCTTCACCCTCGGTAGCAAGAGCCGAGTTAGTCACCCCTCAGTTCACCCAAGGGTCGATGAACTCAACAACAACAACGACTCAAGAGATCGTAGAAGAAATTACGATAACAACCTATGGGTCAGCCTTAAACAAGTGGAGTGGGGAGAATATAACCCATACCTCCGCTACATCAGGCGGAATAGCGGATTCAGATTCGGTATTCACTCTACATACAGCTGGAGATCCATTTTCACTCGAAGTAGTGACAAGAGCAGCCAGCCAAGTATTAGAGGTAACAGAGATAGAAAGAGAAATAGATACTACTTCTACTACTGTCTCATTATCAGTATTCTCACAATAGGAGCACCAATTTATGCTGAAGAGGGAGAAACCAACAATACTTCAAACCCTGTGGCAGCGGCTACAGGAAACGTTACAAATCAAGCCGTCCAGTTCCAAAATAACGGAGCCCCTTCGCGTCAAGTATATGGGCCGAACATAAGCTGTAACGGCAGTACAATGACCTTCTCTCCATTCTATATGGGTAATCATACGAAACCTTGGGATATTGATGATGGTGTTATGTCACCTTCTAGCTATACTATGGCTGAGAATTGGGGTGGTCAAATCAATTTTATGATCCCTTTAGATAGAGAAGGTTTACGACGCTGTAGAGCTATAGCTAAACAACAACATGAAAAGATGAAGTTGAATTATGAGCTGGTTAGAATTGATAACTGCGCTAAACTTCAACAGAAGGGATTCATGTTAATGCCCGGGTCACGGGTATGGCATCTTTGTAGTGATGTAATTCCTATAGCTGCCTTTAAGAAAGCAGAGAAAAAAGTTCTTGCATGTAAAGAACCTCCTAAGCCTTGGTATAAGCCTTGGCAAAAAACTAATAAATGCCCTTTAAAAAATGACTGAAGAATCTACCCTTTTAGAAAGCGAGATAATACTCGATCAAGATAAATATCGTATCTTTGAATATGTTACCAAGGAACATTTAGAAGATCTCAATAATGAGTTAAATTATAATATAGAAACTGAGAATCTAACTGATGGAACAGATAGTGTTTTAGGTAGAACAACAGCTGTTACTAATCATTTAAAAAAATCTAAAGCAGCTCGTATGGCTGCTGTTGACACATTTTGGAGTAAAATCTTTTGTACAAAGTGGAATGATTTTGTATGTCAATTAGGTAATACTGAACCATTTTTCACTATAACTGAGAAAGGTGGTTATTATAAATGCCATTTCGACCATCCTCAAAACGGTCATTTTAGTAATACTTTATTCCTGAATGATCCTGATGAATATGAAGGTGGTGAATTAGAACTCTTAGTTGATGGAGAATTAAAACGATTCAAGCTACCAGCTGGTCAAGTTGTAACGTATGAAACAGGATTACCACACCAAGTTTTAGAAGTTACTAAAGGTGTAAGAAAAGTATTAGTATGGTGGACAACTAGTGTAATACCGCATAAACCAGATCTTTATGCATGGAGAACCTTAAAGTCTCTACTATATTATGAAGATGGAACTTTCGGGTCTTACCCTAGAAGTATGGAAGATGTAAGTACTGATTTATATGAATTTGTTAAAAAACCACATTGTATTTATATACAAGCATCTAATAATATTTTAAGGAAACATTTAACTCACAGAACAGGTAACACAGGAATTTAATTATGGTAACACTATCAGAAGCTGATGAAAAGTATCTAGCAGAAGTATCCTCTTTCCAAAGAGAAAATGCTAGAAAAGAACTCGAAGCAAAATACGCTAAAACAGAAAAAACTACCACTAAAGAATAATCATGATCCTAATTATCAAGCCCATCCTATTCGCCTTCTTGAAGTCGGATTCAGTTAAAAAGCTAGTTGTTGATCTACTAGAAGCTTATGTCAAAAGAACTGATAATAAGTTAGACGATCAAGCACTAGAAATTGTAAAGAAAAAACTATTAAACTAATGAGATCTAAATCAGGAGCTTCTAAAGGAGCAAAAAACATTAAACCCTTTGATGAGCAAGATACAAAACTAGCACAGGGCAAGATGCCTGACTATATTTTTGAATCTATTCAGAGACAATATGGTAACAAAAAATATGGTGAATATACCATTGAGGATAAGAAAAACGTTATCAACTGGCATAAAAAGAAAGTATAATGGAACAAGTCAAAGTACTTCCTAAGAAGGCTACTGAAGACAAGTTTAATGAGTTACATAACCTCGTCACTGAAGACTTTCTACGGAGAGTCAGAAGTGGTGAGGCTAGTACAGCAGACTTAAAGGCTGCATGTGATTGGCTTAAAACCAATGATATCACAGGTGTAGCTTATGAAGGTAGTCCAATGGATAAATTAAATAAGATCCTCCCAACAGTCAGTTCTGAACTAGTACAACGGAGAATGTATGGCTCCAAAACGCGCTAAAAAACCCGGTAAGACTTCACGGTATTACCAATCTGCTAAAGGCCGGAAGTCCTATAATAAGCAGAAAAGAAAACAAAAGAAAATTAACAGCACCGCTGCTAAGAAAAGATACCGTAGATTACTTGCTCGTAGGCGTAGGAAACTAGGTATTATGGGTAGAGGCGGTAAAGATGTATCACATAAAGGTAATCGTCTTTCATTAGAAATCCCTAAAACAAACCGAGCAAGAGGAGGTGCTAAAAGAAAATGACTGATAAACAAATCAAAGCTAAAATTAAAGAGATAGAAGCTAAGTATGGTATAAGACTTGGCTACAATAAAGGTAGAGAGTGGGATAACTATCGTACCAAGTTCTTTAAACCTTCTGGTGTTAAAGGTGATGTAGATACTAGATTACCTAAAGATAAACGTACACATTTTATTAGAAATGATGCACATTTTCAATCAATACAAAAAGAAATCAATGAAGCTGGTCAAGAAGTTGCTGGATTAAGACAAAGACTTAAAGATAATAAGCAATTAGATAAACAAATTAAAGGAAAGGAATTTCAATTAAAATTATTAAAACGTGATAATCGAAGTTTATTATCTTTAGCTAGAAAAACTTTAAGTAGAAAAACAGTAGACGGAGGTAATAGATTCGTCCAACAAAGAACTGCTTTTGTAAATGAAAAACAAAAAGAGCTTGATCAATTAAAGATACAACGAAATCAACCTATATCTACAAACTCTACGAAAAAACCTGAAGTTAAAACTGAGTATAAAGGTTGGGATTGGAACCAAGATACTGAGGTAAATAAGATTGATAATATAATTAAAAATCAGGATACTAAGGTTAATAACCAAAGTCTTACCATACCTGTATCTAAAAATAAAGACCATATGCCTATAAATAATAACAATAAAGAATTGAGTATAGTTAAATGACTTTATCAGGATCAAAACCTAATCTTTTAAGTACCGCAAGGTTAGCGAATAGAGCTATTGGTGATGATACAGCCTATAATCCTAGAGAAGACGATAAGGTTTATTTAGGTACTAGACTTCTAGATTCAATAGAGAATCAGGTTATAGGAGGAGTTAAATGGTGGCAAGAACAATCTGAAGATAAAGAAGGTATATATGATGATATGTTTAGATTAATAGGTGGTGGTGCTAAGAATGTAGCAACTGCCATCTCATATATACCCGGTGTAAAGCAAATAGGTAA